ATGCCTCATCAACTGAGAGAATTTCCAATGCCCGAATGAAAGCGAGGGCAGAGCGGATAGAGGGGGCATCGATCACGTCCCCTGTAATGACCTTGGCACGGCAAGCACTGATGGCATTGACTACGTGTTCAGCCAACATCTTGTGGCAACCAGTGTGCAAGGTCAGAGCAATAACCTCTTGCTCTTTGCTCAGGTACTTGAACTCAATGACACGGGCAAAGCGGTCAACCAGTGCAGAATTCATGTTCTGAGTCTTGGCATAGCGTCCTGATGTATCGCCATTGGTCAGGGTGTTATCAGCCGAAAAGACCAAGACACCCTCTGCCCTGCGGTGAACAAAGCCCCCGTAATTGACTGCACTGTTCGGCTCAAGAAAGCCGTTCAGAGTAGCCAACTCACCCGCATCTGCCATGCTGATTTCATCGAGCAAAATCACTGTAGATGGGGAGGTGAAAGCCTCCAAGAAAGCACCTTTCTTGAACACTGTAGCCCCGTTCTCAAGACCGACAGCACCCGCATAATCATCGGCTGTCGTGTACTTGTGAAAGTTGATACGTGTGTAAGAACGTCCAGTGCGACTTGCAAACTGTCTTGCTGTCTCGCTTTTCCCAGTGCCCTTAGCACCGCCAAACCACAGGTTCTCGCCTGTCTTTTGTGAGAGGAGCAAGTGCTTCAAGATGCTCTCTTGCCACACAAAGTTGGGGTCAACATCGGGGCTGTCGGGTGCGTCCCAAATGTCAACCATGACAGGGTCACCCTTGGGGTTGCGAATGTCAACCCCGAATACATCGAGCGCAGATTTCCGATCAATGATTTTTGCCTTGGTAGCGTTAGCCACGACAGCCTCTGCCTTGGCATCTTTGACAGCTTGCGCAAAGGGTTTAAACGCTTTGGCAATGGCACTGGCAACCTCTGCGCTGATCTTGTCCTCATCGAGGTTTGACTTAGATGCGACAGAGGCATTGTGTACCGCCACTGACAGGTCATTGATTTGTTGTGATACAGAACTGACGCTCTGAGCAACCACTGCTATTTTGTTGATGGCATCGAGGGCAACCGCCTCGGCACGTACAGCAACCGAGGCTGTAGCGTCAAGCTTGGCGGTGTCTACACTGCTCACGTTGTCAGCGACAGGGGAGCAATTCTTGATGTAGTCAAAGTCAGTCAAGCCCTGCTCGATCAGGTCACCGAGCCAGTTTAAACGCACCATCTTGTCTTTGTCCTGACGGATATGGTCAGGGGCTTTGAGGGCTGAAACAGCCCCGTTGATAACGAACTTGTCGAGGGTTGACAAGGTTTTAATTGTATTCATGGAAGCCATGTTGTTCTCTCCTAGGTACTGGTTTCAAATCAAAGCGAGGGTGTCGCCCTCATTGGGGCAGATAGGCAAGTTGAGGTTGCCGTTCTTGTATGCCCACTTGGAGGTGAGCCGAACTGTATATCCGCATGATGGGCACTTCGCAAGCAACATACGAGTGCCCTGCTTTTTGCCAACCGAGGCTGACAACTCAGCGTGGACGTATGCACCGAGCGAGTCGATGATCTGCTGATAGGCTTGAACGAATGCACCGCCATGAGTCACCGACTTGTAACGGGCTGACTGAGTGCCGTTGGGTAACAGCAACATGGCATCGGCTATCTTTTGATAAGGCTTGCCGTGATTGAGCGCACCCTTGGCGGTATGGCACAACATGGCAATGAGGGTCTCAAAGACCTTGACGGGATCGGCAAGCACAGGGCTGATGAAAATCTCATAGTGAGCGTCAGCACTGTTCGTACTAGGGAAGCACTCACCAACTGACTTGAAGTTGGTACGCTTGGCATTGGAGGGCAGAGCGCAAGACACTCTGATTCTGTCGCTGATGGACACTCCATTGATAAGAAAGAAAGGCTTCAACTCATTGATAGCACCATTGAGCCAATCTTCACGGGTAGAGTAAATGACAGGTAGTGACATAGTAGGTCTCGGTTGAAGTGGGAATTTCCACTGGTGAACCCCGTAAGGCTCACCGCTAAAAATTCAATAACGTAAGTGTAAACGAAAGCGATATCCTTTGCAAGTAGGTATCGCTATCATGTTTAAACAGTGTCTTACCAACCAAACCGCTTGGCACAGACAGCACCCATGCCGAGTGCGACTGACTCAGGATCTGACAGATCCCTGTTACAGACCGAACACTTGCCGAATGTTTTGCCATAGGCAATGGCTGAACTACGGGGGTCAGCAAGCACCTCGCTGATCTGACTTGCACTCTCAGCGGAGGCATCACGGGAGGTGAACAACTTACCGCCTGTCACCTTGCCGAGGTAGACACCCTCAGACTTGACGTAGATTGAACCCGCATTCTTGCCTGTCACTGGGGCAGGGCTGAATACGAAAGCACCAAGCCGTAGCTTGGGGTAGCCTAAGCCCGAATCCTTAGCCTTGCTAAAGGCAACCTCGATAGGGGACACGTCAACCTGAGCGGAGGAGACAGGCTCAGGGCGGGGGGCAGAATCCTTAGCCACGCAACGCTGAATAGCGGACAGTTGGTTGGGGGTCAGATTGCCATATCTGTGCAAGGCAGACAGCACAGAGGAGGCAAAGGAGAAAGAGGGGGCTTTAGCAACAAGCCAGTCATACTCGGCAGGGTTAGCCTCGATGAACTGGGCGATACGTTGAACATTCATAGTAGGTCTCCGATGTTGGGCAAAATTGCCACTTCAAAACCCTGACAAGCAGGGCTTCAAGGTGAAAATTTAAGCAGTGGCAAACTTCCTGTTTAAACAGTCTTTGTAACTGCCAGTGAAAAAGATGCGGTAGCCGTTACGCTCCCGATCACCTTTGCAAACAATGATGTTGCCGAACCTGTCAATCTGTGCTGTATACATACTGGTCTCCTTTAGATTTTGTAAACACCAACCTCACCGCCATTGATCCACTCAGCGAACAAACCGCACTTCCTGAGAACTGCATCAAGCTTGGGGTTGACACCGAAAACCCAATCGGCTTTCCCGTTGTAGTTGTCAACCCACAGGTAGGAGTCAGACTCCTCTGCGCTGATCTGAAATCTGCCGTTCATGTCGTCCCGAACGTAGACAGGAACTCCCATTTTTTTGAGAGCGTTAAAGGCTTTGATGTATTCACGTTTCATGTTGTGTCCTCTGTAGAAGTGCGAACTAGCACTGGTAAACCCCGTAGGGCTTACCGCTGATAGATCAGATTGAATCCATAGCCAACTGACGGGCTTGCTTGAGCAGAGCCTCGACTTCATTCTCAAGGGTCATTAGCAACTTGGCATCCTCAGCATTGAGCATGATGGAAGCAAAGGGGTGCTTACGGCTGTAAGCGATAAGCCGTTTTAGATTGTCCTGAGAGGGGCTGATCTTGTAGGCATTAAGAAGTTTTTGCATAGTGTCTTTTCTGTGGTAGTGCAAGAGCGCACTCAGTAGCCCATCGGGCTACAGGCTGAACTCTCAGCGTGGGCAGGGGGATTTCAAACGTTTTACGTACCTGATTAGTCCCTGCCTCAAGACTCTTGTTGGTGTCCCCAACTCTGTCTCACTAGGACTTTGATCAGTAGCCTAGAACTTATCCCCTTTGTCGGTTGGCGGGGAAAACATCTAAAGAACAATCAACCGACAACTGAACTTTAACAGAATGATAGTGCCTGTCAATACACCTAATATTTATCCGAGTAAACTGTAGGGTTATTAGATTGTGGGTGTTTGATGGGCTGAATCGAGTCGCTCTTATTAGTAGGTTTACTGGGTCTTGGGGCATAGCATGAACCATGCCAGAGTCCAAAAAGTAATACTTTTCCAAAAGTATTAAAAAACGCTCAGAACGGCTCAGGATCGTTTTTTTTGGGGGTGGTAGGGGGGTAGTAGCCAAAAGAATTTAAAACGCACTGAGAGCGTTCTGATGCGTTCTAGAGCCATGTATGTTTATACAGTTCGCACTTACATTTGAGGTATTCAGTAGTACCAAGGTACTCAATTCATGGTGTTGTTTTTATGCACTGTATAAGAAATGTATAACATATGTATAAGCTGTGGATAACTCGGGGGGTGTGGATAAGTTGTGGATAACTTCCTGTGGATAACTTTTGACTTATGCACAGGGTGTGGATAAACTGTGCATAATACGAACAGTGTGTTTCCCTGCGTTGGTGCGGGGCAAAGTTGGTGAGTACGTACTAATATGGAGCGTTTAAACATGAGCAGGACAAGCAAGACTGAGTACAGGGCGGAACTGGAGCAAGCACTGGAGGAGGAGAACTGGGGCGAGGATGTAGACCTAGATGACCTTAGCGAAGCGGAACAGTTAGCCCATCTCGCAGAGAAACCTAAAAGGAGAAAGGATGGTGAACACAAAGGATCAAGTACACCAAGACCCAAGCCTTTAAGCCCACGTCAGATACTGTTCTGCCAAGGGGTTATACAGGGGAAAAGCCTACGGCAAGCATACAGAGATGCCTACGGCAACGACACTGGATCAGATGCAAGTATTAGCGCATCAGCTAACAAGCTAATGAAAGACCCAAGGATCAAACACATACTAGAGGAAGCATGGGAGGAGACCGCAGAACACCTGAGTGAGGATATCTCAGCGTCTAAACGATATGTGTTGAAAGGGTTGCTTGCACTAAGCAAGAAAGCCAAGCAAGAGGGTACTAAATTAAAAGCACTGGAACTAATGGGCAAAGCCTGTGGGCTGTTCACCCCGACAGACGTGCAAGACAAGGCAGTGATCACCGCAGATCAATTGAAGCGGGAACTTGCAGGGCATATCAAGTTACTAGAGCAAGGCAAGGCTTCTGTGCTAGACGTAGACGCAAAGCGTTTAAACGAGAGGATACCAGTAGCGCAGGAGGGCGTGTAAACGTGGGCGTGGGCGTGACCCACCCGCCCCCGACCCCCACTTGTGGCGAGCCGACACCCCTCCCGCGTATACGCTCTAATCCACACACCCAAATACATTCCACAGGAAAGCCCCCCCTTGTCTTTCCAATTTGCCTACCCCGGGGGTATATATATTTTCAGAAAAGGTATTGCGAACGTTCGTGTTTGCGTTTAAACTTAAAGAATGAGCAAACGTAGGCAGTTAGTATTAGACTTCATCCGTGCATACATTCGGTTGCATGGTGTGTCTCCGTCTTATGAAGTTATTGCTAAGGGTATTGGATTGAAATCTAAGTCAAACATCCACAGGATTGTCCACCGTTTAAAGACGGATGGGCATATTGTGACCAAGCCTTATAAGTTCCATGCTATTAAGTTAGCGGATACTTCGGTAAAGGCTGTAGCACGTCTATGAGTCTACTGACCCACGCAGAGATCAAGAAGTACTTGGAGATGGTTCCCAAGGCTTCTCCTGAGAACCGTGCAAAGATTCAGGCTTTGCTGGAGATGGATAAGATAGAACGCAGCAAGGAGTCATTCCTGTACTTCGTGACGCAGATGTGGCCTATCTTTATATCGGGATCCCACCACAAGATCATGTCTGATGCTTTTGAGCGGGTAGCCAACGGGGAGCTTAAGAGGTTAATCATTAACATGCCTCCTCGGCATACCAAGTCTGAATTTGCTTCCTTCCTGTTGCCTGCGTGGTTTCTGGGGAAGTTTCCTCAGAAGAAGATCATTCAGACTGCACACACCGCAGAGCTTGCCACAGGTTTTGGACGAAAGGTTAGGAATCTTGTTTCATCAGAACAGTATCAAAAGGTATTTACGACAAAGCTATCGAGCGATTCAAAAGCCGCAGGTCGCTGGAATACTAACGTGGGTGGTGATTATTTCGCTATTGGCGTTGGGGGTGCTGTCACAGGTAAAGGAGCCGATCTTTTAATCATTGACGACCCTCATTCTGAGCAGGAAGCTAAACAGGCTAACCCTGCCGTGTTTGATGGAGTCTATGAATGGTTCACTTCCGGCCCTCGGCAGCGATTACAGCCCGGGGGTGCCATTATTATTGTGATGACTCGGTGGTCTAAGCGGGATTTAACCGGTCAAATTCTTAAGAATTCAGACAAAGATGGCGTAGATCAGTGGGAAGTCATCGATTTCCCGGCGATTATGCCCAACGGGAACCCTTTATGGCCCGGATTCTGGTCTAAACCGGCCCTAGAAGCCCTGAAAGCTGAACTTCCAGTTGCTAAATGGGAAGCTCAGTACCAACAGAACCCCACATCTGAGGAAGGCGCGATCATTAAGCGCGAACATTGGATGATTTGGGAAGAGAAACGACCCCCTGAGTGCGAATACATCATTCAATCTTGGGATACTGCGTTTGAAAAGAACAACCGTGCCGACTATTCAGCCTGTACAACGTGGGGTGTCTTCCAACATCCCGACAAACAAGGGAATTTGAAGGCCAACATCATTCTTTTGGACGCATTCAAGGAACGTATGGAGTTTCCTGATCTAAAGCGCAAGGCTTTAGAGATATACAGGGAATATGAACCCGACACTTTGATCGTTGAGAAACGGGCAGCAGGCGCTCCGTTGATCTACGAAATGAGAAAGATGGGAATTCCGGTCGCGGAGTATACGCCGGGCAAAGGAAACGATAAGATATCGCGTGTAAACGCTATCTCTGCTTTGTTTGAATCTGGCATGGTGTGGTGTCCTGAGACCCGATGGGCTGAAGAAGTGATGGATGAGTTGGCTTCTTTCCCTAATGGAGACCACGACGACCTTGTTGACTCAAGCAGTCAGGCTCTGATGCGGTTTCGCTTGGGAGGCTTTATCTCCATCGATTCTGATGAAGAAGATGAGCCTTTTTACCACCGTAGAAAAGTAGAGTACTACTAAGGAACAATATGAGTATTGAACAATCATTAAATCCCGCTCCATTAGGTTTAAACGCTTTGGAGATGGACGATGCCCCGGCAATGGAGATTGAGATTGTCAACCCAGAGGGTCTCAAGATTGGTATTGACGGCGTGGAGATTGACCTCATGCCTGAGACCGATAAAGAAGACTTCTCAGACAATCTTGCCGAGTACATGGATGACAGCGAACTCCAGAAGATTGCCAGTGATTTGATTGAAATGGTAGACACAGACGTTAACTCCCGCAAAGACTGGGTGGAGATGTATGTCAAAGGTCTTGATGTTTTAGGAATGAAATATGAAGAACGAACAGAACCTTGGCTCGGAGCCTGTGGAGTTTTTTCTACAGTACTTACTGAAGCAGCGGTCAGGTTTCAAAGTGAAACGATTATTGAAACGTTCCCGGCTCAAGGCCCTGTCAAAACGGAAATCATTGGTGCAATTGATAAACTTAAAGAAGAGGCTGCGGAGCGTGTCAAAGATGACATGAACTACAGACTGACAGAGGGAATGCCTGAGTATCGACCAGAGCATGAACGCCTTCTGTACTCTCTAGGTCTGGCTGGCGCAGCTTTCAAGAAAGTCTACTACGATCCCACCTTGG